ATGCTAAAGTGTAACATTTTTCAACTAGCTCAATGGCTTTTATGAATTTATTATCCATTAAATATTTTATTCCATGAAAAAAATTTTGATAATATTTAGAAATATTATCATTGCTTAACGCCTTTCGAATTACCTTTTTTGCTGAAATAAAATCTTTACTAAAAAAATAAAGCATAATCTGGTACAAAACTAAATCAGAATCTTCATTTTTATACTTCTGATCAATCATTTCGAGATATTTGAATCCAAGTTTAAAATCTTTTTGCATCAACGAAGACAATGTTAAATTGGCTAAAACACAAAATTCCAAAATCGCATTATTTCTCTTTTTTGATTCCTCCAATAATTTAAGGTTCAACACAATAGATTCGTTATATTGTGATGTATTCAGATATAGTACTCCTTGATTTAATATCAAATAACATAATCGTTCAAAAGAAACCTCTTTAACCGCAATATCAATACATTTAATGATATATTGTTGAGCTAAAGTATAGTATCCTAAATTCAAATATATACTACAATAATGATAATGATTCATTAAAGATTCATTATCATATAATCTTGACTTATCTAGGTATTCTAAAGCTTGTATATCATAGTATATAGATAATTCTTTTACAGAAAATGTACTTTTTCCTATTTCAAGAATTTTTTTTAAAAATTGTACATCTTCATTTTTCTGATTGATAATCACATCCATATATAGTATTAGATAATATTCAAATCGCGCGTAAGAACATTGTATAGAAATACTGCTTTTAATTTTTCCTATTGTTAAATTAAGTTTTTCCTTTTCCAAATTAGTATATTGTGTGTATATTAGTTGAACTAAACCAATTATCTCTTCTCTGTCTATTTCATAATCAAATGAATAACCACATATCTGACTAATTGCAGTTATCTTCTCTTTGGCAGGCTTATTCTTACCTGTTTCAATCTGAGAAATAGTAGATTCACTAACCTTTAAGGCTGATGAAATTCGTTTGATTGGAATATCCTTTTCAATTCGTATACTCTTTAAAATGTTACCAATCAAAAATTTATTAGTATTTTCAAGCATTATTTTTCACCCTTTTTTCCAGAATATAATGCAATACCAGAATCATCCTTAGTTTCTTTATCTTTATTATCAGTATTTGTGTTTGAATCTTCTGTAGAATTTTCTTCTGCATACATTGTAATAGGCTGAGATCCAAATACACATAACAAAGCCAATAAACTTGTAATTAATTTTTTCATTTCCAAAACCTCCTTCTGGTATTGATTTTAATTAATTTTTAATTTCATTCAATATGGAATAATTAATTAAAATATCCCCCCATTTCAAAATAATGGATCAAATTTACTTTCTTTTATAATTTTTTATACTAAAACTATCTTGTATTTTTCCTTTTTCTGGATCAAAAAGAACAAATTGGTAATCATAATTTAATTTTTCAGTCACTATTGTTTTATATTTATTAAATAATTGTACCTCTAAATTTATTTTAGAATTAAATACCAGATGATATCCTTTGTATTTTATATCTTGAGAACAAAGAATATATCCAAGAGTACTGCCAAAAATTTCAATCATTTGAGCCGTTGTAATATATGTACCAGAAATATAACTTTCTATAGAATTAATCATTATCTTTTTATCTGACTCTCTTTTTTTAGATACTGTAGCCGTTATTCTTCGGATTGCACCCTCATTGATTCTATAAAGTTGCACACCAGAATCAAAATTCCAACCATTCAAAACTAAATATGCACAATATCTATAGGAAATATTACCCCCTACTTGTTCTTTCCAATTGTGCATTGTTGAATAATCATTTGAATCAAATAATATGTATGTCATAACAGTTAATGGATCTAGTGATAATAAATCGCAAAATGCGGATAAGACCCGATTACTAGGCATATGAATAATGTCTGCTTCAAATTGTCTTACTGCACTCCGATTTACCCCTAATCGATTCGCTAATTCTTGTTGTGTTAATCCCAAATTTTTCCGTATGTTCCTTGTAAATACGCTGAATGCCATATCGTATCACCCTGTACATATTATACTAAACAAAAGAGAAAATTGTTAGTGAAAATCATATTTTAATATTGCATTCACTGTTCATTCGTTGTATATTGTAGTTGTGAATAGTAATTTAATATATTTTTATTATATTTTACTATCATATGTACATATTTAGATTATCATTTATATTCTTTGACTATTTGAAAAGAAACAAAAAAAGGATTCATTAGATTCAGTTTGGTCGCTACATCTAATAAATCCCACTCAGAAAGAACTATTTTTATAATGCACTTTCATTAGAGATTATAACAAATTTTTCTTTCTTCACAAAGTTTAAAAAGGAGGAAAGAAAAAAGAATTTATTTACAGACTCTAGAATTTACTGGAAGAAATGTTCCAATTCGTGAACTTGCAAAAGCCATTGGAAAGGATGCTCAGTATATTCGTATTGGACTTCAAAAAGGTATACTACATTTTGGATTTGCATTGAAAAAAGAAAATTCCAGTGAATACAACTACTACTGTCCATATTTAGGCAATATGAAATAAGCATACAATTATCAAACAAACTCATCTCCCCTAAACAAAAAAATATCTTTATGAGCTGAAAATCCTTTAACAATCCGTGTCGAGAAAATATTCCATATTCTGTATTATTCAAATAAAAGTGTATAATACAAATGAAGGTAGAAACACAAAATCAGTTCGACATACCGCCATAAGCGTAGGGCGTTAAAGTGTGGAAGGATATCCTTCCTTTTATTTTTCCTACGGGAAAGAGGCCAGCAATGCCGGTGTTAATACACACCGAACCGTACTCTGCAATTTTCCTTTCCACTTGCATGTTGAGTGCAGTTCTCCAAAGCCTCTTTGAACACAGAATTTCATTCTGTGGCTACACGTTTAGCGAACGCTTTTGACCAGAACCAGCTTATCGCTGACTGTGGCCTTTTTATTTTAATTTAACTTGATTATTCGTTTTCATATTCAAATAATTTGGCAATCAACACTTTGAGTTCACCCAAAGCAGCTGGCGTTCCAACAATGACTTCCAAACATTCATTTCCAGTACGATAAACAACAACCTGTATAGGAGTGGCGTTCGATTGACAACAATGATCAGCTAATGACTTTGGTAATCAGTGATACAAGAGAAATAAACGAATTATAGTCATTGGAAAACAAATTCGTTTGCTTCTTTAGAATCATTGGCATAGTTATAATAGCTAAAAACATACTATCCACTTTCAAAAATTTAAAAATTTTTATTTTTTGAAAGTGGCATATTGCATACAAATATTATAATCGGATATAATACAAGTAAGGATGACTTTCAAAAGTTTAAAAAAATTCATTTTTTGAAAGTGAGGTAACACTATGAAAACCATTGAAAGAACTGAATACCTAAATCGAATAAAGAATCTGAAGGATACGCCTGATATAAAAGTTATTACCGGTATCAGAAGATCGGGTAAGTCAATACTGATGCAGGAGTATATCCAGTATCTGAAAGACAACTTTAATGATATCAACGTTATCTTTATTGACTTTATGGATCTTTCATTTGAACACCTGAAAGAGTATCATGCGCTTCATGCCTATGTTGAAAAACGTTATGTGGAAGGAAAGTCGAATTATCTTTTCATTGATGAAGTGCAGATGTGTCCAAATTTTGAACTGGCTGTAAATAGCCTATATTCAAAAAGAAAATATGATATCTATATCACCGGTTCCAACGCTTTTTTGTTAAGTGCAGATTTAGCCACTCTATTTACCGGGCGTTATATTGAAATTCATGTCTATCCATTCAGTTTCAAAGAATATTGTAATTACTACGACAACAACCACGACATAGAAAAGCTATTTGAAGATTACACCATCAAAGGTGGATTAGCTGGATCCTATGCCTACAACACCGAAAAAGACAGGAAGGATTATATCAAGGAAGTCTATGAAACAATTGTTACAAGAGACCTTGTACAGAAGTATTCCCTGCCAGATACTCAGGTATTACAGCGCTTAAGTGAATTCCTTATGGACAATATATCAAACCTGACCTCACCAAACAGAATCAGCAATATGCTATCCGAAAAGAACATATCAACCAATCATGTCACCATTGGAAAATATATCAAATACCTGTGCAACGCCTTTGTTTTCTATGATATCAAGCGCTACGATATCCGTGGCAAGAAATATCTTGAAAGCACAGAAAAGTTCTATTTAAGTGATATTGGCATACGTTATACTGTTCTTGGTACAAGAAACATGGATTATGGCAGAGTATATGAAAACATGGTCTGTCTTGAATTATTACGTAGTGGCTATGATGTCTATGTTGGAAAGCTTTATCAGAAAGAAATCGATTTTGTTGCCCAAAGAGGTAGTGAAAAAATCTATATTCAGGTAAGTGACAATATCACTGAAGAGGAAACATTCAAAAGAGAATATGCGCCTCTTTTACAGATCAAGGATGCATATCCAAAGATTATCATCGCCAAAACCGGTCATCCAAAGTATTCATATGAAGGAATTGAAATCTTTGATATCAGGGATTGGTTGCTAAATAAAAAACAAGCTATATAATCAAAAAATTAGTAAGATTAAAAATATTAAACGCATCAGCATCCGCTGGTGCGTTTCTTTTGAAGGAATTGCCGAACGTACTGGTAAGTCTTCTGAATTCTTGGTGATGTGAAAAAACACAATTTCTCCCTTCTTGCAAGTTTATAAATCTACCTTTTTGGTAAGTACATAAAGTAAAATTACATTTTGTGCGTGCTTTTCGATAACTGAGGAGTTAATTTTGCTACTTATAAGCGTGCTGTATGCGTGCTTAAATATACTTTTCAGCACTATTCACAACGATTCACAGAAATAGAAAAAACCACCCAAAGCCCATATATAAAGGGTTTGAGTGGTTTTGAATCTCTTTGCAGAGTAGTCAAAAGTATGTTCTGACTAACGTTTAGAGAATTGTATTAGCCTTTATATAAAGCACATATGTAGAATGTTGTGGCCTTTTTGTGTCCTATTGCTTTTTTGTGAGCCTTTCCTAGGCGTTATCAGAAGATTTTTAACGCAAAAAAAAATGAACCTACGCACGAATGCATAGGTTCAATATTTTTACTTAAACAATTTCAAAATCTTTTCAACGATGCTTAGTAGCATTTCAATCAATTTATTGATTCCAGATACATTAATTTCATCTTTTTCGGAATTTGAACCATTTTCGTCCTTTTTAGGCTCATCATTTTTAGGCTCATCACGTTTTGGATCAGACTTGTAGAAGTCAATGTCGTTGAAGATAACATTCTTGTCAATTGGATTCGCACTGTACTGGTGCATCACTCCAACACTCGACTGATCAGACTGGATCTCTCCGTTATTCGTTCCCCAATTTGCAACCCAAATTGGATAAGTCGTTTCTACGAACGTGCCTAGCCATGATGTACTAGTGTACACACCAGTGTAGTAGCCTTGAGCACTCACGTAGTCACAGAACACCTTACAAGAGAAAGAACATCTTTCCTTCGTTAAGACACCGGCTTTCTTTTTATAAGCATCGGCATCTTCCATATCGAACCAGATGCCCATTTGAATATTTCTGTCTTTGACAAGGTTGCAGATATATTCTGCTTCTGCTCTAGCCTGATCGTCATTCAACGCATAGTCATAGCAGTACACACCATACGGAATCTTCAACTGTTCGCATTTGTCTGCAAAGTATTCAAATTTCTTATCTGTATATTCTCCATACGATGCACGTATAATCACGAAGTCATATTGTGACAAGTCGATGTCTGAACTATTATGCTCTGAGATATCGACTCCATATCCTTTGACATTCTTTTTCAAATCCGTTGTAGATGTAGATGGCTTTGAAGGCTCAGTGGTAGAAGGCTTCGACTCTTCCTTCTTTTCTTCTTCTGGTGCAGTGAATTTTGCCCACATCTGAGATCTGTCTTCTGTAGCAGACACTGCAACAAAGAATTTTCTATCTCCTTCTTTTCCAACAACGTATCTATGGCCATTTGTGACACACTTCCAGTAGTAGCGAATCTTGTCTCCTGCATTACATTGGCCAAAGATTTCACCGCTTGGATTGTCGTAGTGTTTATGCACACCATCAACAATGAATGTGGCCACTCCGTCCTCTTGTGTCAATTCAATGTCTTTCGTCTCTGGTGCACTGATTGTAGCCCATTGATCTACACCATAGGACTCACTGCCACTAACTGCTGCAAAACAACGTACACCATTTGTGTGTAGCCATGAGATCCATCTATGGCCAAGTCCGACCCACTTTTCAGTGTAGACTTGTTTTTCACCTTTGGCAAAAGAACCATATGCCGGTCCAGTTGGTGAGTCTCTACGAATTACGATAGCAGTGTCATTATTGAAGGTAGCCATTCCGTTCTCCTTAATCAACTGCGTAGCTAGGTATGCAGAAGCATTTGTGTAGAACTTAGGTCTCAAGTAACCCCACACTGCGCCTTGATAGTTCAGTGGCCACAACAACGCTTGTGGCTTGCCTAGAACGTTCTGAGAGAGTGCTCTACCCTCCCAGTATATAAAGATATGGCCATACCTGGAATCGCCGCCTACAGACACTCCTACATCACCATTCTGTGGCGGTCCACTGACAACATCAAAGTAATTCAAAACACCATTACTAGCTCGATTGAACCACCAGGCTTTGGCGTGACCACGTGCCACACAAGGTTTGCTAGCCCATGCCATCAACCCCTGAATCAGCGACACGCACTGACCGCCATAAGGTTCATCGACCTGAACATAGTTGATATTCATAATCTGGCCCCTATTATTAAAGACCTTACCATTTGCATAATTTTGGAATTCTTGCGAAGTACCCATGCTCGCACCTCCTAATTTTTATCTAACAAAAACTCTTGGATCTCATCACGAATCTCGGCCAACTTGTCCTGGCCACTATCGGCTAACTGGTTATTGATGATAGCCAGTTCTGCTTTTAGCGTAAGATTACCACGCATTTTGTCCGCCTCAAGTCTTTGATCATGCTCGGATAACATCTGCGAGTGCTTGCTTAATTCTGCTTTGATGCCTTCCTGGGCAATCAATAATGTTTCAATTGACTTGATTCGTTCATTATCACGCTTCAACCATTCTTCGTGTCTTCTGACTGTTTCTTTGAGATCATCATTTGGCTTTTTAAAATCCTTGTAGACTTTCCAAGCTCCACCGATCGTGATAACTGCACCACATACCAATAAGAACTGGCGGACTGCAATTAAAAATTCATCCATTGCAGACCACCAACTTAATTTTCTTTCGTTGTATCTACTTCAGGAAGTCCGGCCAACGATGTCAAAAGTGACAAGATTCCGGCCAAGGCAGTGCTTGATACTACAACTTTAATATCCACTTGTTCCATCATTTGTGACGTTCCAATCATCGCAATCGCAGTCTGACACATTGTTTTTAAGCAACGTGTGCATGCTGCACTCCACCATTTAGCATTTTTTAATTGTTCCATATTCTATCTCTCCTTGCTAACTCCATAGTTATCAACAATGTGCCAGTCATCACATGCACAATTGCTGATTGTATACACGATATCGTCTGAATCTGTTAATTTAAAATCAGTACCATCTTTCGTATGGATCATGATGATTCCATCGACGATATGCCAATATCCACTCCAGTGACTACGTGCCACCTTGTGGCCACGCGTCATCGAAATAAATGCAGATGCAAAATTCATATACAGTTACCTCCTAGATCAACTCAACGTTTTCGATTTTTGCACGAATAACAAGGACGTCCATATATTTTTTCATGGAATCCAACTGAAGATCGTAAATTTCTCTTGGACAAGTTGGTTCGAAGTTCAACTTTCCTTCGTCCCATTTTTCGCACATGGCTTTTAATTTGTCATGACGAACCTTCACTTGAAAATACTCGGCTTTGAATCTGTCTTTGTAGTCTGCAGAGTTCATCAACTCTACTGTTTCATTTAATTCCATGTTTTTTCCTCCTACTTGTACACTTTGCCAGTGATTTCTTTATATTCTTCTGGTGTGATCAAACTTTTTTTCACTGCATTCTTAACTGCAGTAAGTGGCCACACTTTGGCACGATAGTATGTTTTGATTTTTTCAAATAATTCTGAATGTTCCATTTTCCTAACCCTCCAAAATTGTATCTGTCATCATGGCAGTGTATAACACTTGTGCCTGGATTTTTTCTGCAGCACTAAGCGTTGGCACTGGCTCATAATCTAAGTAGTTTTCCGGATTTGATTTCAAATCATTCAAATCAATATTTGAAGCCAACTCGCAGAATTCGTTGTAATCGTACTCGTAATAATGCATAGAAGGACACATATCCGTTTGTTCTGTATTCCCTTCGCTCTCATTCACGCAAATAAAAACGTACACTTTATCATCAAATGTACGTACATCAATATTAGGCATTTGACTGTAGAATCTTTGTCTTATCATACTTTGATACAACCTTTCTAGCCTTTTTAAACAAGGCAAATAGATTATTACTTTTTAGATACTGTTGAGAATCAGAATGTTCTAATAGTCCTTTATAAGACAACAATGTCTTCGCGTTTGTCACACTGTTTGGTGCTCTTCTGAACTTGGTGACTGCTCTTCTGATGTGTCGGAAAGTTTTTCTTCGAATCGTTATGTGATCACGATAGATTTTAAATCCCATCATATCCACAAAATCATCATCACCAATTTTGAAACATCGCCAGGAATCTTTGAGATCCAATCCTTTAGTGCGCATTTCTTCTTCCAGTATTTCTACTGCACGCATCATATCTTTAGAATTAGATCCTGCGATAAATAAATCATCCATATAGAATAATGTTTTATAAATAAGATTAACTCTTTGAATCGTTCCATTTCTTTTATGTCTGACTCTGTATGATCTTTCCTGGATCTTGTGATATACATCCATCAAAAACAGATTGCCAAGGTACTGTGATAGATATGATCCAATACTTAAGCCTTTTTTGAATGTCCTGATCAGAATCTTTATAAGCCACATAAGCGGTTCATTTTTAACTCTTTTTTCTAGCCACGCAATGATTCTATCTTGCGGAATCGATTCGTAATACTTACGGACATCGAACTTACACACATAGTTGATTCTATATTTTCCGTTATGCTTTTCTGATAACCATCGATGTATGGCCAAAGCTCCATAAATTTGTCCTCTATCCGGTAAAGATGCACACTGGTACTTTCCTAATCCTGCAATCAATTCAGACAATCCGGCCACTGCGATATAGTCATATATCTGTTGTTTTATATCCTGGATACCAATAACTCTCGCTTTTTGAGATCCAACATCATATATCGTTCGATACCATATAGGCACTAGATCCAACTGTCTGCACATCAATTCTTTCTGCAGAACAAGTGCAATGTTATCTATATCACCATATGTATCGAATAGTCTGACAATATCTGGTCTTGTCTTCTTTTTCTTTTGAAGACATCTATGTATACAGTCTTTTATTAAATCTAAATCAGTAATATCTACATTTTTACATTTTCTTTTCATTGAACTTTAAATCCTTTTTCGATTGTTTGTGTATAGGGTTTCGACAAAAAGTCTACTAGTCTACGTTCGTCACAAAATTTTACATCACAACATGACGTTGTCGATGTGAGCATCTAAATGATGGCTTGCTCCAGTTTCCTGGGCTCGCGAGACATGGTTAATGTATTTAATTTATAAACAATCATGCGACAAGTAGTTCCACCTGGCATTGCCAAGGCCATTCCTGCAATTCAAGTAACAAAGGCCGGCATTCGAGCCATTCCTGAAGTTACCGCCCTACCATGAATCCTCTAAATTTAATATTTAATTGTTAGCTAACAATGCAAGGGGGATACCCCCTTGCAACCCCCGATTGAACAATCAATCGAGCGACAAGAAGCCCCACCAGGCACCGCCAAGGCCATCCCCGCAAGACAAGCAACAAAGGCCGGCATGCGAGCCAAGCCAGAAGCTACCGCCCGTAAGATATTCTCGTGTTCCGCTTGTTGATTGTCCTCCGGCATATAACATATCCCCTACACCCTGGCTTGATCCAGAACCGAATGCAGATGGGAACCATGCGCCATCCACGATAGAGATATCTCCAATCCACGAATCCGAACCATCTGCCTTGGCCGGAATCGTTCCAATCTTTGTATAAGTATTCTTGATTGTCACTTCAGATGACGAATGTGCAACGCCTCTAGGCGCACGATATACATCTTTCGAATAATCCGCATTGAAGATCATAACTGTATCACCTGGAATCGTCCATCCACCAACATTGAATTCCAGTCCTTGAATTCTATATGGATGTTTACCATCTGTATTTGAAACTGGAGAACCATCATGATGACCAATAACTACATCTGTACATCCGCTATCGTAGTGCCATGAAGACATGTAGATGTATTGTGTAGCACTACCTCCAGTGACTGGAGTTGTATCGAAAGGATCGCAATCTAGATAAACTGCACAGTTATCTGCATCTAGATCATCGATTCTTAGAATCTTGGCCGCATATGCGTATTTATACATCGTTGAATTTCCTCTATCTAAATCGACAGAGCCATCGCCTTTATCTCGTCCATATCCGACTATTACACTAGATCCAATTTGCCATGATGTTTTTTCACTTTTCGGAATTGGGAAATACGTAGCTTTTGTCGAACGTTCCACACTGGATTTCGTCTGCATAGAATAGTTCGTATTTCCTGAGAAGATTGTCTGCGAGTTTTTAGTTGCATATTTAATCATCAACATGATGATCCCGAATGACTGTCTATCGATTCCAGCACCCCAGTAACCTGCACCTTTTTTCTGATAATTAGAAAGAATGTTGTCGTGACATTGATTTACCACAACTTTTCCTGGTTGAGATCTCAACTTTCCATCACTTGCAGTTACGCTGTGATATCTGGAATAAATAAAGTAAGGCATTACTGTGCCATCTGCACGCACTGCAGCAGGCCAAGGTTTCAAATTTAATAATCTATTCGGAGTGTCTGAAATGATAATTTCCTGATAATCCTTTGCATCAATAATTCGATAATAGAACGTCATCATCAATGCACCACAATCCGCTGCACCTGTCTCTTGATAATTTCCATCACCAATCATTGCGACTGGATATGCAAAACCATCATCGTATCGCTTGTAGTTACATTCGTACCACTTGAACAAAGGAATGTTCTTGTAGTCATCTGTACCCTCAACTGTATCTGTACTAGGTTGGCAGACCAATCCAACATTATCTCTTGTCTTTTCGCATGAACTCGTTGGATTTGACGCAAACTTCCACACTTTTGTTCCATATACCTTTCCGGTACGTTGTGGCATAAACATTGAATTGAAATAGTCGGCACTGTATTTCTCGTAGCCTGGCACCATTTTCTCAAGCGCGTTCGCAACTCTTGTCAATTGTTCATCTGTGGCCAGAAACTTCTCTACATATGTTTCTGTAGATGCTGCTAAAGCTACTTCACTCGAATTCTCTGACATACTTTTCCTCCTTTAACGCTCAGACCTAAAGTGTCAATCAAATTATTGATTGTAACCACTGCAGCCGATTTTGTGTTTTCAATATCATCAATCGCATTTGTATGTTTAGATGCGATTGAATCCAAAGTATTGTCTGAATTCTTTTTGATTTCAGACAACGTACTAGTTTTAGTCGAATTGATTTGTTTAACCGCATCATCCGACACTTGTTTGGCATACGCTAATAACTGCATGACTTCGTCTTTTGACTCTGTGGTCACTGATCCAGTCACGTGCAATAAGCCTTCGGCCACATTGCCGATGGCTTTCAATGTATGCCATTCGCGTTTAACTGTGCTACCATCTAGCATTTCTGCACACACCCAGAATTCAACATTTCCTTTTTCTTTTAAGGCATTCGCATCAACTTCCCAGGCAAAGCTGCAGATTCCGTTTGTGATAAATTTATTCGTTACCAAGTAGGATCCAAACTCTCCAGCCGCATTCTTGTAGATGATTCGAACTTGAGCGCTCGTCATATCAAACACTTCTGTCGGCCAAGGATCCATTTGGAAGTGCACTAGGCATGCATTCTTATCGTATTGCACACCTAGTAGGTCACATCCTTCTGGAATTGCGATTCGTCTGGTTACACTGTCGATTACGCAGACATTGCTAAATGATTCAGATTCGCTATACACTGTTATTCCCATATGTATAAACCTCCATTCTATCCATAGTTCACACCTTTTTTCACACTGCCATTGATGTTCCTATAGAATTTTTTAACCTTTTTAATCGTTCCGTTGTGATTGTAATAAACACGAGCCACCCTGACTCTGCCACCCTGATTGAACGCAATCTTCAACTGGTCTGCCGGAGTCGTAAATGATGCATATACACCACCCGTATATTGGACAGTTCCATTACGATCCACAACTTTAGTCGTTATCTTATAAGATGATTCTGGATTCAATCCAGTTACCTTGATAGATCCACTTCCGTTGTCCGGACTGACATTCCATGTCTTTCCAGTAATTGCACACCACAGATACACTCGCCAGTAGTTTCGCACGTTTGATAGTTTGTAATCGATTGCCGTATCAAATGGATTGATGTTCCTTGGATTGCCACACTCATAAACGCTTGGTCCACCTACGCTTTGTGATTCACCAATAACTCCACTTGCCGAGAAGTTACCAAACGATGTACTGCATCCAGGTGTGTGATATACACTCGGACCATTACCGAAAGGAAGATCTAGAACACCGGCTGCAAGCACTCCGGTCTGCACTACTCCTGATATATTCACATTGAATGTATGCCGGTTTGTATGGAACATAAAAACAGCCCCGCTCCATTGAAGGCTGTTTTGACCATAATCTTCTTTTATAAACATGGAATAATGCCACCGCATCTTGATGTTTGGCCAGCTTCCAACCAATTCTGTCCAATAATCCACCATCATGTGGATTCCGTTTGTATTGGATCCACAATCTTTTCTAGTCATATATAAGCACCTATCCTTCTAGCTGGAAGTAGAAATATCCACTAGGACATGTGCTCGTAGTTGGTGCTGATGTACCGACTTTCCACTTAAACTTTTCACACTCTGCGATTCGATTTGAAAGGCTAGTATCCGCTTTTTCCAAGCTTGGAACCTTATCTTCAATACTCTTAACACGTTTGCTCACATCTGTGATATCTTTCGTGTTGTCGTTGATTGACTTTCCATGCGTAGTGATGTTGCCTTCATTTGTGACCACTCGTTTAGTCACACCATCAATCAAATCTTTATTCGCTTTAATTTGATTCAATAAGTTTCCTGCAGTATTTCCATCTAAAGATTTTTCAAGCTCTGCCAGTAATGCATTGTATTGATCATACATCGACTGTGTTGGAAGCTTGTTTGTTCCATCTGTTACAATTCCACAGAATGTTTCGTTTAAACGTGTGTCAATGATGTGTGCAGATGTGATTGTGGATGCATTCCCAGGTACCTGGATGATTGCTAAAATAATTTCATAAATATTTTCATTGCGCATTGGTGCTGTTGGCCTGTTTCCGTTTCCTCTTACATACGTTAGAACACAATTGTTTGTAGCTTTTGTATATCTGCATGAAATGTAGTCATAACGTGTAGTAGATGATGCGATATCAACTGATAAAGTAACATCGGAAGTGTTTCCGTAAGTAAATCCACCAATCGCGCTTTTAGCACTAAATAAAAATGCATAGCCAGGTGAAACTTTAATGTTCATCCCTCCGGATGCAGATACTTTCAAATCATCCCCGGTCGCATTAAAGATTCCAGTAGTTCTACCAACATGATATAGACGAACATCTTCAGATAGATATTTTGTATTATCTAAAGGATATGCTTTTTGCGCCATATTTAACCTCCTATTCTATTTGTAGAATTAAATTGATTTTAGTGTCTTCGTTTCCTTCCTCCACAAAATCTATACCTGTAATACGTGCATAAACTTGTAGACCATATTTAATACTAATAACCGGAACAATATCACCAAGATCATAATCTCTTCCTAAGATAATTAATTTATCTTCAGGATTTAAAGTAAAAGAGAAGACAAACGCGCCTTCCCTGGTTTCAAGTAATTTTTCTTCTCCACGAATACGGAGCAATTCGTTGTATTCGCTATCTGAATACGTTTGCTCGTTTCCGTTTAAATCTTTGTATGTTCGTTGCAAATCTCTTGCATCCACATACATTTCCATCGATGGCTCATTAGCTTCACGCATATCCACTGTAACCATTCTGCGTTTTCCATCGTCATCATCACCTAGAACATACGCAAAATTCTTATATTTGGATAACTCTACTTCGTATCTTTGTGCTAAAACATTTCCTAGATCATCTGAAAATTTAGCTTCATCTCTTCTTGATCCGGAATATATTTCAAAATAATTCAATACATTATTCTTAACAATTTCACGATAGCCATATCCAACTAAAGAGCAATACTTTTGAACTGTTTTTCTTAGGCTTAACCAAGTTGTTTCGGAATCTGGTATTTTAGCTGTTAACCCTTTTGAATCTGCAACATTAATATCTAATCCACGTTTATTATCAGATACACATTTTAATAACGATGATTCAACGTTTCTAACAGTCAATGTGTTTATATTAACTCGATCATCTAAATTATCCATATATCCACTGATAATTAATACCGTTTCATCGTCTTCCTTCGGTATAACAGATTTAATAAACATAATCTCATTTCGTTCCTGACAGACGATGCGATTGAATTCAACTAGATATTTTAAATTATCTGTTGTAGCTTTCGCATATATTACTGCTTTTCCTTCTTCACAATAACGAGGTTTCCATTGGATGCTTGTCACGTTTTGAAGCAGCGCTTGCTTCTTTCCTTCACGATCATAAATAAAATAATTCATTAGACACCAGCTCTCACTGTTTCAAACGACAATTCTACAATTAAGTTTTGTTCATTTGTATCAGCACTATATCTTAATACATTCTCACCTACTGCCAATTGGAAGAAAATGCTATCGAAATCCATCATCCAAAATACATTTATCACTTCTTCTCCACGAAGCAAGTGACAATATTTTTGATTTGTATAAGTGCTTATTTCCAAGATATCTCCATTTTGCATTGTAAGATCATGATTCTTTCCAAACGATAAATGATCCTGTGTGACAACATTCACAATTTTTGGGTTCTTGATTTCAGCTTCTGCTTTCATTTGTAAAATAAACCCAGTTGGAAGATCTCCTTTATTCAAGAATGTTAATAGCGGCTGCCATATTCTTGTTGATATAGTGAACGGTTCAGTGCTTGAGTAACTTTGTGGAAACATAAAATTAGATTCAAGTTTATTAAAACTTATTAATTGTGCTTCTTTTTCTTTTGGATAAGGATATGCTGCATGCAGCATGAATTGAAAATCTTGCCAGTTCCTATCCCAACTAATGTATGGAGTTTCCTTTGGCTCGACATCCCAATATACATCAATTCCTTCTTCTTCATCAATATAACGAAATGTAGCTGCAACCCCTGGAAGAATTACAGCTAACATTTTCTTACGAACGTTTGGATCGTTTTTGAATTTACCAGTAATCGTAAAATCTTTAGGTTCTACAACCTTACCAGTAATTGATGATCCAATTTGATTAGAAACTGTTGATTCGGAAAGTGTAATGCTATTTTTAGATAGCCCCATATCATCTGTAATATGGATTCCTGTAGCTCTTGAAAATTCAATGCTATCACCATTTGCATTTGTATAGATTACCTTTCTCATGCCCACACACTCCTTTTCAACATTGCTTGTGTTCTAATTTCCATTTCGTAAGGACTAAGTTCCTTTGCAGAATTAATTGTCTGATAAAAGTTTGTAACCGGTCCTTGTGGAATACCTGTAGTATTTTTGCCTGGATCCACTTTAAATTTAGCCACGTTTCTTATATCGCCAAAGTTTAATGACGTTCTTGCACTTTGCATTGCTCTTTTGCCTAAATTACGCATAGCGATAATAAGACTATCATCTTCTTCAACACCTGCAGCTGCACCCTGCGGAATAAATTGGCCAATTTCTTTTTTTGCTTTTCTAGAAGGTGACTTAATACCTAAGAAAGACTTTACAGAATCAAATGCACTCTTCGCAATATTCATCAACGCATTTCCAATTGCTCCTCCGGCCGCTCTAATTCCGCCTACAATACCACTAATGATATTGGATCCAATAGACAACCAATCATAAGAGAAGAATGCGCCAGCAGCCTGAGCTAGTATTCCAGGAATCACCCCAAGCAATTGTGGCACCGCCTGCAATAAACCAGTACTAACCATAATCAAGATTTGTACACCTTTGCCTAAAAAATCAGGTAAATGTGATGCGATTAAATTAACTAAGTTCACCAATATACTTAACAACGTACTGAGAATACTTGGTAGACTCTGCAAAATACCGGTAGCAATATTTTTAATTACTTCTATACCTTTTGCTAGGAATTCAGGCATTTTAGAAAGTAGTGTATTTAACATCGAAATTGCAGTATTTGATATACTTTCCACTACTGTTGGAAGGCACGAAATGATACCTTGCACTAAATATAAAATCAATTCCAAACCTGTTTCCATGAAACTAGGAAGATTTTCCAATAAACACGTAAGCATAGTTGTTACCATCGTTTGTATTTCAGACAAGATAGTAGGAACATTTGTGATAATTCCAGATACCAATCCGTCAATCACACTCTTTCCTTGTTCCATGAAAGCTGGTAATTGTAATGCGATTGTGCTAACTGCTTGAACTATCATACTAGAAACTTGTGTACCTAATCCAGGAACACTTGTAGTAAAGAATGTCCCAATCTGAGCTAACATAGATCCTAATCCAGCAATCAATGCTGGAACAGCTTGACTAATACCTGTAACTACTGCTTGTGGCAGAGCTACAATAATATTTCCAACCATAGGCAATAAGTTACCGAATATAAACGTTGAAGTTGTTTTAACTAGATTTGACATTGGAACAGTGATATCCGCTCCAATTGAAAGATTTCCTAAGAAGTCTTGAGCAGCTGCTTTCATTGCTCCAAAAGATCCAGTCAATGTAGTTGATGCCTCTTTAGCTGTAGTCCCGGTAATATCTAGATTTTCCTGGATTGCGTGAATTGCTTCGTATACATCACTTAAATTATTGATGTCGTATTTAACACCTGTTAGTTTTTGCGCATCCTGCAGCAAACGTTCCATTTCAGATTTCGTACCACCATATCCTAGCTTCAAGTTATCCAGCATTGTGTAGTTCTGCTTAGCGAACCCTTGATATGCATTTTGAACGGATTCCATATCTGAACCCATTTTGTTTACGTTGTCTGACATATCAATCATAGCCATGTTGGCCACATCTGCTGCCTTCGCAGTGTTCCCACCCAAACTTGAGATCAATGACGCAGAGAATGATGTAACACTATTCATGTACTCATTCGCAGATACTCCAGCAGTTCGAAATGCCTGACTGGCATAATTTTTAACAGTATCAGCATTTTTTTTAAATAGTGTTTCGACACCTCCGAGTGATTGTTGGAGGGATCCTCCTTGCGTTAATGAAGCCCCTAGAAAAGCTCCAATACCTCCGGCGGTAATCACACCTTTTAAATTCGACACTAAAGCAGAACCAATTGTAGATCCGGATGATTCTCCGGCCGTCTGTGATTCTCCTTTTAATACATCCGTAATTTTTCCTTTAATACCTTTGGCAGATGGTACAATCTGCACATAGGCAGTACCTGCATTAGCCGGCATATTAATCACCTGCCAATTCTTTTTTTAATCTTTCAAAATCTTCAATTGATTCGAAAGATTCAATATCTGATTCATTATCATTTGATTTGCCCATTAATGCATCCACCATCATGGCAGGACGATTATTCCCTTCTTGGCCATCCTTTGATTGGAACCATACCAATAAACTCAGACGATCCATAATAGATGCCAACAGAAAATCATGTAATGATAACTTCTCATCCATCATTTTTAATTTGATTCGAGAATCATCCCTCAAGCCAACTGATAAAGTCGCTACTAGTCTTGCTGGTAGCGACCTATAGTTATATATCTGATACGTTTCTGCAAGATCACAGATTAACGCATCTTCATCTCTCGAAATCATGTTGGCCAGGGCTATTAGTTTTTTGTTTCTTTTTTTGTGGCCAGGATCTCTACAATCATTTCTGATACAGTTTGTGCAGAAACGATACCATCCTCTGTTCGAACAAAATCATACATTTTTTTCTTTTGTTCAGGTCCTAACAATAAAGTTAACACCTTAGACACTGCCAATAGGTTCCCATCATCAATATCCGCCAAAGCATCAATAAGTTCCATGTTGTCCGCTCTTTCGTCCGTAATTTCGAACGCGAAACCGTTTTTAGTAACCCCACTAATCATTTCTACGCACCTGCTTTCTTTTTAAAATACTCATGATGTGTTGCACCATCCTTATCAGGTAAAGCTAACATTGATATTTCGTAGCCCACTGGCTCATTGTCTTTATATGCAATTTCACCTAATTCAGTAAGCGAAGCTTGCGGAATCACAACACGTTTTAAAACACCGCCTTTTAGAATCATATCGATAACATAAGATTTATCCTTGAGTTCTTCCACTGTTGCTTTTACAGACAATCCTTCTTCTAAATTACCTGTAACATTCTTATCTCCATATACATTCTTTAATACATTTACATTTAATCCTTCGATTAATTTGTATTTAAAAATGTCGTTTTTTTCTGTTTGAGAATTTACAACAACATCTCCACCCCAAGCTTTTACCTGTTCGGTCTTCATAGAGTTGTCGTTTTTAACACCATCTTCTGAAATATAGCCTAAACTTACGAATGCTTTATCTAGTTCAGATGTAGCATCTGTAGGTAGCACAGTTCCAACATCTGCAACATACATAGAACCACCAATTTTAGGCTTTGCGGCAGTAACATTTTCAACACTAGACATGTTTTTTCCTCCTAATATGTAATATCAAAAATACACTGGTAGCGATATTTCTTAGTGCTTGGATCCGTGAAATTGTAATCACTGTTTAACTTGACCTTAAATACTTCATCCAGTGTAATTATCTTTCTCATTTTATTTATAACTTCTCTATTTAATAATGCAGCCTCATGCATCGAATCCGCATAAGACTGCAACGCAAATGTAGCAGTTTCAATATATTCTTCTTCTGAACTCCCAGTTTTTTCTATACGCACATATGTTTCTGGTGGATTTGGTGGAATTTCCATAAACACATCAACCGACAAAACTTCTTTTAAATAGTTTAGCAATACTATTTCAATCATTTTCCTAATGCCTTCATTAATGTATTATGCTTCAAATTACTGTAATACGCATGTGGTGTAGACGCCTTAACTTTTGCTCTAACACGTTTAGCACCTACTTTTGTCTCCAATTCATATCCTTCGCCACATGCCTCTAAAACAGACCTAGCTTTTTCTTCACAAATCTGTTTAAGTTCATCAGATTTCAGTAATTGGCCAATGCCTTCATAATCCAATTTAAACTCAAAATCATTCATATCTTTCCACCATGACTTTCTTATTCCAACGTAAAGGAATCATTTCTGAAATGCCTTCCAATGGAATACCGAAAGATTTCCATTTCTTACTAAAGAAAGAAATAGTTGCATCTGACCAGTCGTGATTATCGCCTTTTGGAATGGCCAATGTGTAAACTGCCTTTTTCCCATATAGATTGGTTGAATCTAGAATCTCCTGAGATGTTGAAGGACAAACTAATACATCCTTCACAATCACGGGCTTATCTGCGTATATTGGTGCATTAAATGCATCTACTCCTACTTTTGTTTTTTCATATAGAACAACATCAATTCCTTTAATCATTTGTGCCACCACACATATCTATCGTTCGTATTTTCTGCTTATTCTTAATTCCTAATCTTACAAGTTCTGAATTTTTGATAAACAAGCCTCCTCCTGGAACTAAAAAAGTGCCAGAAGCAGAATAGCCAAGAGCCGATTCCGAAAATTGAGACATCGGCTCTTTATCTGTAGACGTCATCAAGGTCCTCGCGACAACATCTACAGTTACTGATTTGGCCACAGTTAATAAATCTGGATCTTGTGAAACCATTTGATCTAAATCTTTACCTCTTTTTTTTGCTTCGATTCTTAGAGAAGAACACACCACGGGAATTAATGCTCTAGCACGTTTCAATTCCTCATTGGTCATGTTTCTCCAAAGAACACCAACGTCATCGATTGTCGCGTAGTCCATTAATACCTCTATGCTGCAACTGCATCAGTTGTAATTAATGCAAACGCATCAGGATCCAATACACAGAATCCTACATATGTTTCTGCACGCAATACGATTTGATTCGTTCTCTGTAAATCGCCTTGATCGTCTGGATCACCATATTCAATGATCTTCATAGGTACTTGCTCTGCATATCCCCATTTGACTGCATTTGCAAAATCACCAACAATTGCACGAATTTTACTATTTTTAAACGCAACTGTATTGTTTACACTATTTGCCATGCCTCCGAAGTTTGCTGGTTTATTTCCAAAGCGGAATTCAGGATATAAATATGTTCCAGTTCCTGCAGCTTTAATTTTTCCTAATGCAGATGCGAATGCTGGCGCCATAGCAATACCAGTGACATCGCAGTCTTTATCCTGAATCAACGCAACTGCGTCATCTAAATTTTCATCTGCAGTAGCTGCTGCATAAGTCACCTTGTTTGATACTGCTTTTGCGAAACAGTTTGTACCAATCTTTGCAGATTCAACTCCGTCTGCAGGATTTACACCTTGGAAAATCATGATATCCACTGCGCGTGCCATTTTTTTAGCAAATCCATCAACGAATTGTTGTAAATAAGGTAACTGCTTTTCTTCAGACATATTAATAAATTCGTCTGTTAATCTGTGCTGATATACGATTTTGATAGGTGCGATAGTTTTCTTTGCAAAATCTGCCTCTCCTGCTGGTTTATTTTCACCTTCACCAACGATAGAAGCTTCTCCATCCATTGAGAAAACCATTACATCAGTGCCTGCAAAAGGAATAGGTTCTTGTTGTGATAATAATGCAAGTGATGAAAAACCTTTAACTTTACTATATACATCTGTGACTAAATTTGATGGGAATAGCCCTGTACTTTTTGTGATTGTTGACATTGTTTTTTTCTCCTTTTAATCTTTAAATTGTGATAATAATTCTTTAATAGCTGCATTCTTGTCAGTGCTTCCGCCTGTTGATCCACCATGTAATGGCAATACAACGGTTTTATTTGTTGACACTAATTCAGCTAATGTTTTTGCATCTGCTCTAAGTTCTTCTTCTGTGCTACCTTGTAAGCGTGATGCCATTTCTGTTGGTAGTTTAAATTCATTTGCTACCTTTGAACGTAATTGAGAAGCTTTTAACGAAGTATTTTCATTACGAATTGTTTCAAGCTGAGATTCATAATTATTCTTCATTGTCTGCAAGTCTTCAGGTGATGTATAACCTTCAAATTTTTTGCTAGCATTTTGCTCATAACCATCTTTAATTTCTTGCAATTTATCAGGGCTTGTCCAACCTTCATATTTTTTGTTCTCACGTGCTAATCTTTCCCTGATTACTTCATCAAATTGTTCTTGTGTTTCAATTGGCTTGAAATCCATGTTTTTTTCCTCCTATTTTTCCGTATAGTTACGTAAAAAAGAGAACACGCATATGTTCTCCTAGTAGCTTATTCTTTGTGGCTTTTGTTCTTTTTTCTTAGAACACATCCAGTAAGCTAATATTGCAGATTCTAATAAGGCTACTTCAACACCATCTTTAATGGATCTGAATCCAAATCCTCCACTGGATCCAATCGCTCTTTTTTCGCAATTGGTTACAGACTGTGTTAATGCAGGTTGATCATTATGACAAACCGATTTATTTGATATTGCTAATTCAAACAATTGATTTGAAGCAATAACATCTTTCACAGTTGGCAACACTGGTCTTTTCTTTATACCAGCTTCCTTCATATCGGCCGCCAAAATCTGTTGCCCGTTTGCTCCATCTATCGCAATACCACCTATATCGGCATTGGCTAAAAAATTAATCATCCAAGTATTTCCATCTTTGATTTTCCTACAGTCTATAGATTCTACAAAAATGTTTTTGTCAGTGGTCTTACATGCTACAGACAATGCCACATTTTCGCCATCATGGCCATACTTTATTCCTACATACAACTTACCTGTAAACTTAGGCAGAGCGTCAACCTTCAAATTTTTCCACTCATTTTCAGTTATCGCAGATTTCTGGTTGTACTGTAGCCATAACCCTAAACGTTGAATATTGAAGTCGATATCGTCATTATCTTCCAATTCCGCTTCAATCGTTCTTTCAGATGTTCTGATTCCTAACGCTGGATTTGTTTCGTACCAGGCATCTACATCTTCAACATCTGTCATAAATTCCACAGACCATTCTGCCCAACCTGTATTTTTACTTTTTCCACTCAATACACGTTTACGCATATCTGTAAATACAGTACCTGCAGATACTGCGGTTGGTGGAGTTCCACAAAAAATCGTCTGAGGATTCTCAGACGAATAAATAGTATATTTTAATGCGGAACTTTGATCTGTAGTGTATTCCTGGGCCTCATCCACGATCAAGGTATCGAATGATTCACCTAGACCTCCAGTGTTGGATCTAGTACGAAAAGCAATATATCCTCCTGTTTCTTCCAAGCGAATTTCTTCAGCACCTTTTTGTTTAATCGATTTGTATGCAACACCTGCATCATCAAGTAATGCACATAGTCTTTCCCATGCAGTGTGAGAAGTGTTGACTCTATGTGCGGTATGCATAATCTTTTCACCATCCTGCAATTTCCACATTTCAACAATCGCAACAACTTCACCTTTTCCATTCTGACGAGGTATTTCATATCCGAATCTGTTATGGACCCATAGACCATCTTCAGTGATTGATAGAATGTCATAAACTAACATTTTCTGCCAATCCATGGCCTTACGTTTAGATTTTTCATAAAGTTCTATGGCTTCTTGACCATATGTTTTTACATAAGGAATAGTTACGGAAGTAGTAGGAGTCTGTCTGCCTATTCTTTTAGGTACTGCATTCTCCATTCTAATCCTCCTAGCTATCCAAAATAATAATCACACTCAATACACATCACATCCTCCATTTAAGTTATTTTAAAGATTCACCATGTTAATCAATGTTGTGATCATTTCGATATGATCTAATAGATATTTCTTTACTGTTTCCATCCGACTATTTTCTTTTAAATAATGGATTCCTGTTGCAGTGATTTCAATATCAGATAAACTATTAAGCATCATATATTGATTTCCCCATGCTTTAGAAACGTACACTTCATCAATAAGATCCTCTTCACTCATTAATTTAAGGACTCTTTCTAAATATCCATCTGCAAAAGAATTGTATTTAATAGCACGCTTAAATTCAGCTTCATTAAATAGGATCGTACCTTTAAAAATCGCATAATAATAAAGTAATATTTTAAAAACTACTACATCATAATCATCTTTGGCCATATTTTCCTCCTTGCATAATAAAAGCACCTGTATTTCTACAGATGCTTAAGTTAATTCTACATAATTTCTTTCTAAATACTTATTTAAAAGCACAAATTTTTCTTTAATTTCATCAGGAGTATCATCTTTTAAATAAAATCCCTCAGTCGATGAATCGAATAATAACCAAGGTCTAACTTGGTCAAATAATTTCTTTTCATATTCACTTGGATTTACCATCATAATTGATAACCTCCTTTACAAGTCGATTTAGTTCGTTATCGCTTAGCTCATTTCTCTCTACTAGAATATTAGCATCTGCGATTAGTTCATTCAAGCTTTTTTTAGCATAGAAAGAACGCTCTGCATTTACACTAACCGTTTTATTTATATATAAAGGATCTGACCTCATTTGATTAACAACATGTTTTCTCATCTGTGATTCGATCTGCATTTTTGCATCATTTAAATCATCGATTTTATTGTCAGTCTTATATCTTTTAACAGCATCCCAATGCCTCTTGTGACCGCCTAATTCGTGATTCAAAACATCCGTTACTGATCTCGCAGGAAAAATAGATGGATCTACAATTTTTGCAAATTTATTTGGATCAATTAATTCTTTGCTGATAAATAATGAATTATCATCATGTCTATATGCTGCAATACCTTTTAAACGATTATTATTTAATACGATTATATTATCGATTTGCCCATATTTATTTTTTTTGTTTATAACATCATCTAAATAAGCGACCATACTTTTCGTTTGCTTATCGTAATTTTGAATATAAATATTTTGCGCTCCATCTGCTTTGTACACTTTAACGGTTTTCATATCCCCATCCCCAGAATTGAACGTGATTTTTTTAGGCATCCCCATATAATCAACATTTTGAGTACCTAATGTTTCTACTTTATCTTCACTTTCAAACCATTTCTTTGAATGCACATCTTGCACAGTTTTTCCGTTACCTGGATTATAAGTAACAATACACCTACAATCTCTGTGCCTATGATAGACTTCATCAGGAACATCATCTGGATATTCATATGTTCCAGCTAGATTCATACACCAATCACAAGCTTTACCTGCTACTTTTCTAGTGATTTTCGGATGCATTCCAACTTTGTAATGTGCCTCTGCATTTACTTTTATTGTGTCATCCACAACACTTTGATTGAAATTCACAACTGGATCTTTCAAAACCCAGGAAACATCATCATAAGATTCAGCATCTGCCAATTTTCTAACGATTCCATTGGATCTTGCTTGATTGTATACGGGTTTTTGAACTTTCAATCCAATCTTTGCATCTTCGTTTAAAATTTTTTGAACCTTCGTAGAATAATCCGAAACTTTTTCAAACCCCTCTTTTAATTCTGGATCCACGACCTTTTTCGCGATGTTGTAGTACATCTTTCCATTTGGTAATGATGCAGAATCAATGTTTTCTTCAAAAGATTTTGAAAGAAGCTCACCAACTTCAATCGCATATTTCTGTGCATCTTCGTAATCTGCTTTTTTATCGTCTAGCTTATTTAATAAATCATTAATAGTTTTAGATTCTTCAACACCGGAAGAAAAAGACTTCTTAATTCCCTTAAGAAGTCCAATTGAAATATCATCCATGTTTATTCCTCATCATCCGGCACTGATGGAACATCCAATTTACTTGATGCAATACCAGTAAGATCCTGTAGGTTATCTTTATTAAAATATCCCGGAACTGCCTGATTGATTTTAATAGCACCATCGCCAATCAACGATAATGTAGACATATCCGGTTCGAATAACGGTTCATATTTAACTCTTGTTTCGTAAATCTGATTTCTTTTGTATTCAAATCCATCTCTGACAGATGCTGCAAGATATCCAACATTAATCAGACTAGTTGCGAAATTCTTTTGTGCTTTTCTTGCGGCCAATCGCAAGTTTTCATGTGCTGCCTTAATTGCTTCTGCACTCGATGGATTATCTGTCACAAATCCTAGATCGTCCAGTGTTAATCCGGTTTCTCCTGCAAACAAAGAAGCAAAAGATTTTAACTGATCAATATGTGGTGACATAGATTGTTGCGCGAACTGGCCGACTGTTGGTGTCCCTCCTCCATCTTCACTTCGTGAGATTTGAAGCATAGTCGAAATAGATGCTCTAATTTTATCCATCGGATCTGCATCTGAATCTGTACCTAAAATATATTTTTGTGGATAGGAATAGAATTCTGCAGCTACTTCAGAACGTCTTAATGTTCTTAGTGCTCCTTGTTGAAGATCGATACATGCTCTCGAGATTCTAGAATGGCCAAACTGTCTTTTAGCATCTGGCTTATGGATTACTGGTACCAACAAACAATATCTTGCTGGATTAGGAACATGTATTTCTCTATGGCCAACATAATCAAACACAACTGTTTCTTCGCAAGTAAAATATGCGTCCGATAGAATATTATATTTCTCATCTCGTTCCAACACTGCATATCCTTCTGTCATCATGTTAGTGATCGGATCAATGATGCCTGTCGCATCATACGCATCGATTACTTGAAGCCTAGGATATCCGTCTTCATCTTGCGAAATATAGATAAAACTACATGATGCGATCAATGCCCCAAGAATCGCGCTGTCTGTAAGAATATCTTTGTTGTTCATATCAAAGATTTTGTTCATGTTAAAATTATCGTTTTCAAATTCTTTAAAAGAAATGCGATCCGCTAATGAATCGACTGCTTTAGAACACCATCCAAGTGTTTCTGACACGTACTTAAATTCATTAGGAATCGCAATTTTGAAGTCTTTAATTCCATTCTTCATTTCATAATATCTATATCTCATTCTCACTCGATTTCTTTTGGAAAAAAGTTGTTTTTTCAAAAAATTTATACCTTTGTAATTCATCTTCAAACCTCCATTTTAAAGGCTCTGCGGCCATTTATCGATGTTCATAGAGAAATATGCGTAGTAACAGCCGAACTTCGGAAACGAGCGCCTGCCGCCCATATAGCCCCCCTCTATGTGACTTTTTTATTTTTTAGAACGGTATTCGACCCAATTAATGCTCTGTGGCAGTGTTCTATTTGAAACAGTTGCATTACCACTAAAATCTCTTTTTTCGAATAACTTATCTGATTTAATCCGATTGCAACACATGTGTGCAAGCTGCAAGTTATTCAAGTCACTTGGGTGTCCACCTTTGTTGACTGGAACAATGTGGTCAATGACTGCGCTCATTGGATCAGGCCACTTCAATCTTTTATCAACTGGCTTACCACAAATGCCACATACATCTTGCGTTGCTAGTATCTTCTTCTTGTTTCTTTCCAGGATCAGTCTATGAACTCCATATGAATCTAATCGTTTGTTTGCCATAGTTTTCCACCTCCTGGGTATAAGAAAAGCCAGGAAGTTTTCCTCCTGGCCTATTTATGCAAATACATAATAACATACTTGACAGAGTTAGAGTTCTAACTCTTTTACTTTTTTTATACAAATAAGCTGGCAATGGATGCAGCTTCTGGTATTTTTTCAACAAGGCTACGCATAATGTAATTGTCTTTTAAGTAATGAATACCTGTTGGAGTGATCTTAATATTGTTTTCTAAAACAATAATCTCATCTCCACCAAAAGCTTCAATGTATTCGAATCCTTTGATCAATCCTTCACCCAACATCATGACCAATGTTTCATTAAACATTTCCTGGCATACTGGGAAGTCCTTAGTCATTGGAGTTAAATAATCTTCTGGAACATCAATGCGCTTATATTTCTTATAAAGATAGACCAACACTTTACAAACAATCACATCATAATCATTGTTAGACATGTCTTCTTTCCTCACTCTTCATAATTAAATCAATCATTTTCTTATACGGATTCGCATATCCATACTTAGTTTTTAATTCATTTTCCTTCACACCACTAATGAAATCATCCGCAAATGAAATTAGATCCAAACTCTCGCAGACTAACTTCAACTTAACATAGTAATGCTCTGCCTTAACTTTTAGATTCATGAACTCTTCTCGCTCATTCATGTAGTCAATCTCATCCGACAACAATGAATTTACTAAAGTGTATTTATCTTTATGGTTTTGAATTGCAGGACCAGTATTGGCATTAGGACACGTTGGCATCTGCAGTGTTTCGATTTCATCGTGTATTCTTTTTAGATCCACATCGAAACCAGCAATGATCATTGAATATCTTTTAATACTTTTAATCTCTCTCAATATGTATTTTGCTTTTTCCTTTGTCATCTTGTACCTCGTAAATTGGGCGCAGGAGGTGGAATCGAACCACCAATAAGCGCTAAGGGAACGCTCGAGTTACCATTACTCTATCCTGCCATATAAAATCCGGCCGTAGATATTTTGTTGAGTGGAAATATACACAATCTCTGCTTCGAAAGAAAAAGATTATTTGGCCGGATTTTCATTGGTTTGCAAAAAATAATCTTTCCTTTCTTATTTATTGTAACAAAAGAAGCTGGAAGTTTTGTCAAGACTTTTTCCAGCTCCATTTCTACATAACTTGTGATCTATCTTGTACGAATCCAATTAAATAGCCATGAATAATACTTCCATCGATTAGTTTGAAATCAACTTCTTTTTCAGATTCATACAACTCCAACAACTCTTCCAGTGTGTACTTGTCAGAAATAACATTCTTATTTAAACCCTGGCATTTGATAGTAAGTTTACATCTCATCCTTTTTTCCCTCTTTTCTACTGCCTTGTTCACATAATAATGAACTAAATCGTCTTTTGTCTTATTTGTATATTTAACAATGTCTAATAAATCCTGGCATGCTAATTCAAGTGCTTCTCTTTCTAATTTAATACCGAACAAACATCCATCACATATTTTATTAGGCATTTCAATCGCTTGGTTTTCCACTATTCAACACCTCTTTTTTTATGCACTATAACCTTATATTATCGTGCACTTACTCAACTCTTTTAAACCTACTTATTTACTTATTCTTTTTAATTTTTCTAAGAAAAAAACTTTTTGATTTTTTTAGCACCTCTAAAGCTTAGAAATACAGTTCAAATACTTCTTCATTTCTAATGCTCTTAATGAGATTTTAACCACTTCAACTTCATCAAGTGTAATACCTCTAGAAACACATTCCTTTACATCACATAAGATCTGATTTACTAAATTCTCAGTTAATCTTCCAATCTCTCCTGAAATCATATTTCCGGTTTTATCTAAGATTGCTAGCTCATAAGGTTCTTGATCAGTGCTGTTTGTTATCCACTTACCATGTCTATTTCTATGAGCTAATACACTCACTGTATAACTTCCTAGTTTGAATACCCATTGATTCTGTTCAATCTTCGAATCTTTTTCATGTCTTTCTCTTGCTGGATCAAAATATGTATGTAATTCCATAGTCTTAACACCTCAATAAAATATGAATCTCATTATCATGTGCTTCAATTCCAAACACTTCTGAATCCAACAGTTCTTCAGACAACACCCAGTCGTTCTCTGTTAGATTGTAAATTTTTGCGATTGGATCATCATCCGAGTCCCACTGTAAAGTGATATTCTCAACATAAAGTTTTTTTAAAAGCTCCCGTAAAGTCATTCCTGCAGTTTGTTCCATACTTACTTAGTCTCCTCAAATCCATCATAGTCATCGTTCTCATGTGCTCCCATCACAAATAAGAACAACACGCATGATACAAGCATTCCTACAAACACTCCACCAATAAACCATAGTGCACTAGGCATTGTTAACTGCCTCCTGCCAAGCTGTATAAGCTTTCTGGCATTCTTCATACGAACTATCTAGGGTTTCCGCTGCATTCTTCACTTCCACTTTATTAGATCCAGAGTGTGCAAGAGCGGTAACTGCGTTCTCATACACTTCTTTCTTTTCCAGATAATCTTTTTCTAATTCTTTTAAAGTCTTCATTACATCAAGCCTCTTCTTTTTAATTCCGCGATCATCGTTTCTTCGCTAATACATTGATTATCAACTTTTCTATATGCATCTAAATACCATTCTTTTTTATCACCGTTATACGTCAACTCGTAATACATTGAATCCGGAAGATTCGTACTCAACAAATACTTCCAGTTCTGTAAAGTTTTATTCTTCCACACAATATATACATATAAATCTGACACATACTTTTGGTAGTCTTTATCAGACTTATCCAAATGCTCAATTGTGTAGCTTCTGATTGTTTCAAGAGCTATAATGTCTTGAATTTGATTACCTACTAATTTGATAATATTTTCTTTATTCATTTTCTTTCTCCTTTTAGTTCCTCTATTTCTTTTTTTTCATCAAGGCTTTCTGAATATTCAATATCATTATTGTATTTTAAACATTTTCCAAACTTATACGCTACACATTCGTGTTGTAGGCACGTATGCAGCACTGGTCTTGTAAATGTTCCTCTGCCAACCACCATTGGCACAACTTCTTCTTTTGAAGTTAAATCAGGACAAATTTTAATCATTTTCTTTCTCCTTGCTCCCATTCATCCAACTTTTCATCCATCATTTCTACATGATTTTCGTACACTTTAAGAGCTTTTTTTGCTTCTTGGATAGCAATGTATCTCAAGCCTTCACAATAACCTAATCCTTTTTCTTCCAGGTCCATTTTATATTTTTCATATTCCTCAGGTAGTTGATCATAGCCAAAGTCACATTCTTCGGCCCAATCAACAAATAATTTAAGAGCTTCTCTGTTGATCAGCAATTTTCTATATGTCTCTATGCCTAACTTTCTGACGCGTTCCGCCATGATATCAATACCAGCCCAATTGTCATAAACCATATAAATATAGTCGATTAGTTCTTGTTTTGTGAGTGTTTTAAGATAAGTTTGCGAATCTAATTCAAAGCCCAAGAACTCAAATGAGTGTTGTTCCTGGTTTACAATCGTTCTCTTTTTCTTTGACATTAAAAATCCTCCTCATGTTCTTCCTCGCTCCTATCGTTTTTATAACTGCCTGTTAGCAATAATAGCAATAAGAACCAATAACTGTAATTTGCACACATATAGCAGGTGATTCCGATTATTGCCAAATTGTACAACATACAAGCTATTTCAAGCATTTTCTTCCTCCAACAATTTCATATCATAACCATTACTAACAAATTTCATTGTCAATTCATGATTTATACAGTTTCCTAATTTTGTGTAAATCAATTCCATTTGCTCTCGTGTAAATTCCATATCAAGACATTCATTCACTTTTCTTAAGACATCGTCTTGATACTCTCTATTCTTCTTTGTGTATCTGTATGGCATCGATTTAAAACAACTTCTGCTACACCATTCAAGTAATTTGTACTTCACTTCGTCAACTGTATTAACATCGCCTAAATAGAAATATAGATTTGTTTTTGGAATCAGAATTAGCTCTTTACAGTGATTTATGAATGATCCATAGAAGATATTCATAATTTTAGATATATAATTGGTTAAATCATCCTCTGTTCTTCCGTTCCAGGCATTTATTGCTGCTTCCTTTGATGCGTAAATGTAGATGCCTTGCGAACTATCGGAATCAGTAGCAATTGGGCAACAGTCTGTTGAATTACTTGTATCGTGCATAATTACATATCCAACTCCGCTGTATGGATTTTCTAAATAGGATTCATCTTTAAAATTTCCTTCATCGTCTGTTAACTGTAATTTTGCTTCTCCACCACAAAATGGACAAGATCTTAATTTTTCTGTCATAATTCACCCTCATGTTCTTCTAAGTCTTTGCGATTTTCCAAGGATTCTCTTTCTGATTCTAAATACCTCATAAGTGATCGTTTTATTTTATATTTTAGAGTAGCTTCTCTAATCCGTTCAACAAGCCAATCTACAAGCGCAAACGAAACTTTGACATAGATGGCAAAAGATATCATAACGAACGCAATTGCGAAGCAACTCTTAATAAATTCTACTGGTTCCATTTAAAAATCCTCCTCATTCTGTGGCATTTGATAAACTTGAACACCATTATGCAGTACGTAATTTCCAAGATTTACATTATCAACCACACAAAACTGCTTGCTTTCAACAATTGCTTGAATCTCATCCAAAACTCTTAAAGCTTTTTCTTCACTGGAATATATACCCAAGGCAACACTAATGCCGCTTCTACTACTTAATGTAACCACTTCATATTGCTCAAAGAATCTTTCAACCGCGAAAGAGTCGCAATCTGTTAATGACTTTCTGTCCTGACTTCTAATCCACATGTCCTAGTACCCATTCTTTAACCTTTCCATGTTGATCGCATTTTTTCTCATATAAGCTGCATAGATTTCTTCCAAAGAGAATCCTAAGTGTTCGCTTAGTGCCAATAGATACATCAATCGACTATCTGCGAGATCAATAATGCGTGTCAATGCAGTTGCTATTCCAAAGCCGATATCCATTTGCACCATAGGCATATAGTCACGAGGGCTTTCTCGATATTGCTCAGGATCAGTCAAATATTTTCTTTTTCCATAAAACAATTCGTAGATCAGGACGAAGTGAAAGATGTCTGCCAACTCTTCCAGGGCTTTATTTCTATTGACTGGTTCCTGAGATTTCTTCCACCAGCACCAATCACCCTTGAGTTCATGAGTAAATTCACCGATCTCATCGAGTGTTGCCATGTCGATTTGCTCCTTCGAAATCGTAGTCAATCCAAATTCTTTCATGATGTCCGAATTCAACTCTTCTTGTTTCTTTAGCATGGTTTCAAACATTTCTTGTGTATTCATTGCATTTATTCCTTTCTCAAATGTATCTCACATCAACTAATGGTTCTCTTTTGTATTTGTGATTGCAGATATCTAAAATTGTCTGATAACTGCAATATAAATCAGCTGCAGCCTTCCTGGAACTAGGATATGTTTTAACAAGTTTTCCATCTTCGAAATATCCAATCGTTTTAGTTCTGTGTGCAGATGCTCTTGGTGCCACCTTTGCGGCAAAATCACTATTTTTAACAATTTTCATATTTTCTAATTTTAATTCTCCATCCACAATAACCACTTCATCATCTCGAAGATCGTACTTCACAAATGCTTTTGCCAGCAGTCTGGATGCGTTTATTGGTTTTCCGCAGATTTTTGTTTCATAAACATTATGATGCTTCCACGGCTTTGAAATACAAACACTTCCATTCTTGTAGATTTTTTTAAACGTGCAATCAGAGCAAGCGTAATACCTGACTCCTTTTTCTGTTTCATGGATCAACAATTCCTCAACTTCTCCAATCGGATCATTTTCGAGTTTTACCAAACAAAGCCTGTTTTTCATAGCACCATGTTTAGCCATAATACTCGGATAAGCCTCCCACTTAAAAGTGCTTCTAGTCCAATGCAATTTTCTACAGATTTCTTTTTCTGTACCTATAACAATCAGCTTTTCACCTTTGTACACTGCATAAATATCTTCATGCACGATCGTTCCTCCTTATCCAAACGTAACATCGTTTATTGAATTCTTACGCTGCATAACAGTAGTGGCAGTATAGATCGAAGTTGTATTTAAAGAACTGTGGCCAAGCTGTGCCTGTAATTCATTCAATGTTCCACCGCACTTTAAGAACTGGATCGCAAATAAATGTCTGAAGGAATGCGGATGAATCTTATTCAAATTGATTCCTCGGCATTGTCCGGCCAACTTTTTCATCCTTCTTGTGATTGTCGTTCTATGCAACATCTTTCCATTCTTTCCAGGAAACAATGTTCCTGATTCGATTTTGTTCTTCTTAGCATACCTTCTAAGCTCACGCATCAAATCATTTCGAACAATCACCTTACGAACTTTTCCCTTATTTGAAATCATCAACACATTATTTTCTAAATTTTCCACAGTGAAATACTTTAATTCACTTTCACGAATGCCAGTGTATGCATAAATTTTCATAATGAAATACAAATCCATCATGTTTTTTTCTTTAGCCTTACGCAACAGTCTTTTGAGATCCGAAGGCTCAAGCACTTCATCCAGGTATATTTCTTTCTGGATCTTAACCGGCTTCATAGTCAATGTGGATGTGAACTTTTTAAATGCGAATAATTCAAACTCACCATACTTGTTTATAAACTCAACGAATTTAATAAACTTATTACAAATCACAATGTAATTATTCACTGTTTTCGGAAGATAGAACTCAAGAAGAACATTCTTAAATTCACGAATATCTTTCTTAGTGATCTCACCATCCTGGAAGAAATCAGTGAACATTTTAATCACCATCCTGTAGTGATCCACTGTGCTGCATGCTTTTTCCTGATCTGCTTCTTCATCCAGGAAAGCATCCACACAATTCAATAAATCTTGCTTAGTCCTTAAACCACACCTCTCTATTTTTCATCCTCTACTTTTTCAAAGATGACATTGTAACCTTTCTTTGCGTATGCATGCATTTTGCCTTTGTCTTCGTAAATGTATGCCACAATCGAATCGTTCTCATCACGAACACTCAATTGGAATTCCTTCTCATAGATGCCAGTTTTGACATTTCTGTACTTTCCACCTTGTTCACCTTTTCTAGAATCCGCATCAAATTCTTTGCATCTCTTACGATGCAAGACTTCCTCAATATCTGCCTTTGTTAATCCAAACTTTACACAATAAGCACCGATGGCCAATTGTTCCTTTTTGTTTTTTTCTAATTGCTGAAGCAAAAACATAAGTTACCTCCTATTCATGTAAATACTCATCAAACTTGTCACCAAACAAAACACTCGGTCGAAGATTGCTTTTCATCACTGGATCCGTTAACCAAGCATCACACTTCTTTTCAATCACTGTTTTTAAATCATTCAATGTGTAACCATCACGAATCAACGCACTGATCAGTTCAACATTTTTCTTTGCCCTAGGAGAAAAGCCTTCCCCATCTTTTTTGTCAGTTTCGACATTCAACATCTGGATGACCGTTTCAACAATCTCAGTGATGTTTTTATCTTCAGGTAAAGAAGTATATATATTCTTACTTTCTTTATTTCTTTTATTCTTTATTTCTTTATTTGTTGTTGTTTGTTTGTTGCTCGTTTGTTGCTCGTTTGTTTTTTGTTTGTTTTCCGCTTGTTCTTTGCTCGTTGTTTGCTCGTTGTACTCAAAACCAAAACCTTGAAAATCTGCGTATTTTACAACACATATGACAGTATTTTTGTTCGTTGTGATACGCTTAATTTCCCCAGTTTTCGTTAGATTTTTCAGAGCCCTTTTTATCTGTTCCGGACTCAATCCGGTTTCACTCGCTAAAGTGGCGTAAGAAGTGATACAAGACCCTCTTTCAATCGTCTGCCCATGCCAGTTTCTTTCGGCATAATTAGCCTTTAACAACAGATGTATAAACAACCTGCACGTTGGCAGATCATCGTACCATTCCCAGTCAACAATCTGCCGAAACAGCTTAATAAAACCACCACAATTTTCCATTCCATCACCCCCTTAACGTGTGGATCCAATCACTTAGTGCATGCAGTGACTAGCTTCAGTACTTTCTTTTTTTCTGTGCTTTGTTAACTGTCTTCGCATTTCCATTCCAAAAGCCTTTGTGCATTCTGTAAAACACTCTTTAACTTCATCCGAAGACATTCCCTCAATGACCTGTAAAAACGCATAACTAGCGTTTGTTTTACCAGTAACAATAGGACCTTTTAGTGTAGGAATTACATTCAGTTCAAACATAGGACCGCATTTATTCATGTATTCTTCAAATCTATTCACAAAATCATCTTTTTC